CATCATCGACAAGAGCGTGGCCACAGACGGTAGCGGCTCTTTGGACCATGGCATGGGCTCTGGCGGGGCCACAATTCACGGCACAGTCGAAGACCTTCGTCGCGACCTTCGGATCCGAGATAGAACCATATCCGTACTTATCCCAGAAGAATTTCCTGTAAAGCCCACGACAAACATCCTTCGTCACTGACTTGAGACAGCCGGGCACGAACGCGGGTATATCCAGGCCCAAATCCTTGGGAGTAAGACCCAGGCGTTTGATGGTCAGCATCGACCAGCCCATCATTGTCTCCCCGCCGGGGTCGGCCAAATTGTGGACCCATCCGCCCTCGTGAGCCATTATTACGGGAATCGCAGATTCAAACGTTGGCATCTTCATGATCCAGGAAATGTGTAATACGATGACAGTTAGCGCAGAGAAGGTTGCACTTTCCTAGGACCTCCTTGCGGGTCTTGTCGGGATTATCTACGGCAAAATCACCAAACGAGAAGTCCTTTTTACTGGGGTCCCGATGATGGAAATCGTAAACAGAAGAATGAAAAATTCCTTGACAAGAACTGCATTGCCCACCGAGAACTGCTATAAGCTCTGTCTTTAGCTGGATCCTCTTCCAGATATTCCAATGGCGTCTGCAGAGATTGTTGCCATAATGGCGTTTGATGCATTTATTTTTAGAACAAAGGCGGTCCTTGATTCTAAGCTCCACAGCTCCCGCCATTGATCTTCCCTGACGGAAGCGAAGATAATGGGCATTACAAAGGCCCCTGGACAGGGCCGATACCGTGCAGCTTTCGACAGAACACACTAAACCTTGATTTTTCATTCTCATGCCAGCAAGATTGTGGCCCATCCTAAATGAACGGATAGATGACTCAAAGTTATCGTTCATTTAGGATTCTGACCCCGCTGTCCGTACCCTCATGGGCCAATATGATTTCTACCGCCGAGATAAAGTTAGACATGGTCAATTCCTAGAACTCTGCTTCTGCTGTCCATTGACCGGAAAAGTCACCGGCCGTGGGTGTATAGTTTCCGTTGGCCTCTACGGTAAAACCCTCGACGGTAATATCGGTGGGTGCCACGGCCCTATTTGTGGCACTGCCTTCTGGGTTGGCCCATTCGCCGGACGTGCTGTCGGTACTAAAAAGAGCGACCGCTGGTGCAATCCGTTTAGTAACCCTAAAACGAGGATGATAGCCAAGGGCTAGGTCGTCGCCGGTGGTAACGGCCACAGCGGCTATAGATGTCTTATGTGCCCCGGCACCGGTGGCGTCACCGGGCTCGATATCGAGTGGATATGATTTTTCGTAATATTTACGACAGAGGGCGTATTCTCCGGCTTCGCTTTCGCCACTAAGACGGAAGGGGGCGGCGTTAGGACCGACATTCACCATCACATCGGCGATTTCGATCCAGTCGTTGGCCGCTGCTCCGGAACCAACCCATGCCCATCTGAGTTCCGCGCAGGTAATGGCCGTCCCCTGAGCAGAGGCTGGGGTGACCGTATACTTTACCCAGGAGGTGGTGGGGAAAAACGTAGATGAACTACTGGCATGTCCCGTCGTATAGTTAGCGTTTGCTCCGGCCCCATCGAGCCTTACCTGTGTCGCGGCCCCGGTCCCGGTAGAGAAAGTCGCGTCCACAGAACTTGGGCTCCAACCGGCCCCAACACAAGCCCAGAAGGTGATGGTTATTTTCTGGCCGGCGATGTAATGGACATTCTCGCGCTCAATTTCTTGAGCGACAACAATCAGGTCTGTCCCTGCGGTTCTCTCCGCATGTAGTACGAAATTAGTCCCAGCCTTGGCAACGGTCGGAGCTATATTGTAGGTGCTGCCGGTGGTTCCTCCACCGCCGACCTTGCTGAGCCATCTGTCGGTGATACGGGTTTTGCTCGTACTATACGCGAATTGCGTACTGACTGAATTTAGCCGCTGTTGAATGGCGAAGTTCGCGTTGTGGATGATGTTCTTGGTGTTGATTCTGTTATCGACGTAAGATTTAGTCGCCGCGTCTTGATCGGCAGTAGGGTCTAGAACCTCGGCAATCTTTCTCGGCCCAGTTACAGATTGGAGGACACCGGCGGCTGTAATTTCCCAGACGTTGGTGTTATTGGTCTTGAACCGGAGCGGGTGGTTGGTAGTGGATCCAACAACGACCTGTGTATTGGCAGTATCTGCGTTGAGGACGCCCTGGACGGTACCGCTGGTGCCCGTGGCCAAGAAGTTATTCCCGGCGTTGTCGCGGGCAGCTATAATAGCGGCGCCGGTTCCTTTACCGGTACCTCTGACGCCGCTGCCGTTGGTGGCCGTAGAAAGGAACTCGCCGCCAACGGTCCCGTCAGTAGATCCGCCAGATCCGAGCACGCCGGCGCCGGGGCCATTACCGAAACCACCTACGCCCGTACCTGTTGGTCCGCCGTTACCGACGACACCCGCACCGGAACCATCGCCGACGCCTACGATGGCATTCACGTTCCCGCCCGTGGCGGAGACTTCGATTCGGCCGTTGGCCATGATCGAGACCACGACTGGCGTTGGTGCACTGCCCGGGGTCTGATTGAGCTTGACCACACCCAAACTAGTAGTGGTGGCGGGAGTGAAGGTGGTGCCAACCGCATACCGCCAGTTGCGGGTGAAGATAGACGACCCGGATCTCCAGGCTACAATCTGACGAGCGCCGGGAATGTTTCCTGGCCCGAGGGTGATGAGTGCGGACTTGACAGGAGTCAGATCCGTAATATCATCGGCTCTGTCCAGATCCACGTAGATACAGTCGCCATCGGCGAGATCGGTGAGACCCGGTGAAGAGGTAGTTTGATCGGCGACATCGTTGAGGAAAACGGTGCTGTTGTCGAAGAGGAAGCGCAACCCCTTCCAATGCAGGTTAGTCCCATCCCATTCGAAGTTCTCGCCATTAGTGAAGGGACTGCCGGTCCAGACCAAAGTGACATTTCTGTCGGCGGTGGCACTGTACCAGTATTCACCACCACCCAGCTCCCAGAGCCTGGTCATGATGGAATCCTGCCACTCTTTTTGTGACTCTATGGCTTTGTCGCCGCCGGAGAAAATGTCGCCGCTGGTATTCTCGTAGCGAGTTCCTGGCCAGGAATAGGAGCCCTGAATGTCGGGGAAGTCCCCTCCGTCTCCGAGCCTGAAGGCCATATTCCTGGCATCGACGACGCTGGTGATATTGTTTGAAGAATCAGTAATGACTTTAGCGAGTGGCACCAGATTCGGTTGCGAGCTAAAATCCGAGGTAGAGATGACTAGACGATAATCGAGAGTCCTCGCCAGAGGCACGGTATTAGCCGTCTCCAGGAGGGTGGTCGCGCTCAGGAACTGGAGGGTATCGCTGGTGGTATCGTCGGCACTTCGTCTGAGGTCGATGCCGACGAAGTTGGTGGCTGAACTCGTGAAGGATCCATCAACCCTGGCGTTGGTGCTGGTGAGGGTCTCGGCCAGGCGATCATCGGCGACGAAGAACATGCTGCCGCTTTCGGTGGCGTTGAAGTTGACCAGCACCGAGTTGGCGACAACGCACTGAATCTGGTTGGCGGGCCCTCCGGCGGTGATGTTTGTCAGAGCAAATCCCTTTATAACAAGGGGCTGTTTTCCGGCGAGGATGGTACCAGTCGCAAGATCGAAATCGGCGGCGACCGAGGATTCCATAGCTCGTAGCAATGGCACGTCAATTCTTGCCTGGCCAAGAAAATTTGTCTGCCTAATCACCATGAGGATTGTCTCCTGGCGGCCTGGTTCGAATTGAACACAAGGGCGCCGGTATGTTTAAAGATTGCCGCCGGATACTTAGACTTTAGTTGCTTCGTTTTCCCAGCGAAGTCCGCGGAAAGACATGGTTCCGGTCATCTGCCCACGAGCCGTGGCATTCCATTCCTGGGATTCCACACAACAGCTTTCGGCCTGAAACAGGATCGTATCGCTACGTCTTTCCACGAGTTGAAGGCGAAAGTACTTTTCCGCGGGTAAATCCGCGTAATGAGTGGCAATCCCCTTCCCTTCAAGGCCACCATCGCCGATGAGCCTGTAGAGGCTCAATTGGCCCTGTAGATGCGTGACTGTCGGGGCCAGCTCATAGGGTTCGACGCTGTCGATACCGTAGATTTCCTTCCTGGGCGTTGAGGACCCCCATTTAAAACCAGAAACCTGGCCATAGAGGAGGCCGTTGATGAGGACGACTACGTGTGCGCTGGCTATGACGAGAGAGCTACTCATTAGTCACCTTCCCTGGCAGCTTCTATTTCATCGTCGATGTCGTTTCCTGCCCAGACGGTGGTTTTATCGCTGAGCTTATTCACGCCCGAGGCGGGCAAGCCCTCGCCACCTAGACCACGATCTCCGGGGTAGACGATAGTCTTCACGAGGGTGATGCCGGCGGCGACTATAGAGTCCAGACTCTGTCCAGCAGCAACACGGCCAGAGCTAGAATCAGTAAGATAGAAGCTGCCGAGTGTCTGTGGGGCCACGGGCTGGAAGGGACCCTTGCGGCTGAGTAAGGTGACGGTGGTCCCCACCGCTAAGTCATCGGGAAAGGCTTGTGCATAGTCAAGAAGCAACTCATCGGGACTGGCTCGGCCCAGGTATCTGACGGGAAAGAGCTGGACACTGGTGCCAAAACCGAGTACAAGCCATCCCGAAGCATCGGGAAAATCGCTGCCGGATCCGGCGGTTACCTTCAGGGTTTTGTACTGGGTACCACCGCGTACGGCCTCGGTAAGAGCCGTCTTTGTCTCGGTGATGGATGGGCCATCGTCTGGGCTGTAGATATAAGGGCCGGGTATATTCTCTGCCGAGGGTAGAGCCGAGACGGGAGTGAATACGGCCACAGCATCAGCGCCGTTAGTAAATGAATCAACCTCAACAGTCTCGAATTCAAAGGTGGTGGTTGTCGGTACGCTGGTGATACGGTACATACCGTTGATGCCACCGGAGCTGAATTGGTCGGAGTCGGCGACATAGGCGCGTCCATCGGCGAGGCTGGTGGCGGTATCATCAAAACCACCGGCGACGACAATTGCCCCCTCGCTGGTAACAGCCGAGGTAAGGCCATCCAGGGCATCGCCGCCTGTGATGGGATCTGGACTCCGCATCCACGTCCTGGAGTGAACGTCGAAGATTTCCGTCCGCAGATTATCGGCAGCCTCTCCGCCGAAGACGATAACCTGCTGACGAGCGGGCAGATACTGTGCTTGGATGGTGAAGCATTCCCTGGCGGTGAGCATATTTTTTGCCGGGTACCAGCGTCCGGTCCTGCCATCATAGATTTCCGCGCTGAGAAGGAAGTCATCAACAGCGGGTTTGGTTACTGGATGGCCGAAGCCTCCGACCACGAGCACCTGGTCGTCAGGGAGGAGAGCGACCGCGTGCCAGCATCGGGCGAAGCTCATGGAGCCGGTCATAGACCAGGTGCCTAGATCCGGGTCATATAGTTCACAGGTGGGCAATACGGTTCCGACCGTATCAAGGTCATAGGCAACAGTTGCCGGTGCCCCAAGGGGTCGGCCGCCGATGATTAACACCTTGCCATTACTGAGTTTGACGGCTCTAGCATCGACTCTGGCTATGCTCATTGAGCCAGTGTTCTGGAAGCTGCCACCCAAGGTGGTGGGGATGAATAACTCCGCGGTTTCTGTGGCGTTTTCTTCATCAACGGCTCCGCCAGCAACCAAGACTCGACCGTCGTCCAGGGTCACGGCACAGTGCTGGCTCCTGGCGGTACTCATAGGGATGGCCGAGCCCCAGGAGTCACCGGCCGTATCATAAATATAGGCCTGATCGAAGACGCCGATGCCGATTCCGGGGAAAGTGAAGGCAAATTCAAAGGGGAGGCCTGTCTCAGTGGCCGTTGCAAGGTCCCAGCCGCCCGTCAGGAGCACGTTCCCACCCTGGGCAGTGTCTGTGAGTAGGTTGAGGCGATGGAACTCGCTAGCGACCGGCTGGGGGGCCGCAGCGGTCCAAGTGAAATCATACTGAGTTGAGCCATCGGTGAGGATGGTGGTAGCAGTTATCTCGAAAATGCGGGCATCGGTGACGACGCCGTCGATAACGAGGGCTGGGTCGATATACCTGCCCCCGCTGGCAAAAACCCGGTTGTCGGCCAGGAGCACAGACTGGGCATTGTGGGTGGGGTTGCCGGGCATGGTACCAGCCCCAGACCAGATGGTTGTCAGACTGGCGTCGGTCTCTGTGGCCGAGCCCGAGGTCTCGGCAGCCGCCACATTCGCGGGGGTAAAGTCGTCGACAATGACGTGCTCGCCAACACTCAATCCGTGAGGAGATGAGGTAGTGACGGTAACCACGCCATTTCCTTGACGTAAAATGGAGGTTGGAGCAACGCTCTCTCTGACCACCGCATAGGCACCGGTCTTGGCTGTACGGGTGACGGCGATTGTCGTTGCCGGTAGCTGGACATCTACTTCTTGAGGACGTGTTTGGGCAACCAGAACAGCTCGGGCGCCATTGTCGTTTACCGTCGGCTTACGCGGACGGAAGAACATGAGGTCGCCGGTGGTGGAGATGGCGACACCGCCTTGCGCCACGGCCAGTGGATTGGCGACTTCGAAGAATTGAGTCAAGGTACCAGTCACGTACCGGACGTCTACGGCGGTGATAGTGAATGTACCCAGATTATCGGCATTGAAGCCGCTGCCGTAGATATTGACGTAGTCGCCAATCTGGACCAGAGACAGGTCGGTATCGGTCGTTCCCACGACCTTGAATCTGGCCACCCCCGGAAGGGGCTTAGTCGCTATCCACGTATCGTCGGTATCGGCCAGAGTCAAAAGCTCTGGGAATTGGAGAACATTCTGGGCTCGGCCGCCAACGACCTGAACAGAAGATTCTAGGCCCAAGCTGCCGCTGTAGATGACTGGTTTTTTCAAGCCCGTATTGGGGTCGATGAATTCCAGGGCATAGGCGGTGCTGCCGTTTGTACTCAACCAGCGGGTGATAACAGCAGCCACTTCTTTGGCTAGGGCCGCGCTGATATCAGTAAAATCCGCGGTTGCGAATGGAATGACAACGGCTGCATTGCCGTCAATACTCACCTGAAGGTCCCAGCCGGCACTGAGGTCGAAGGGTTCGGCCACGTCTGTAACTAGATGGGCCCGCGTTGAATCTGTGCCGTAATAGACTTCGAGGATTTCCAACAGCGCCTGGGAGACAAGCTTCTTCGTCGTCGTCTTGATGGCAAGGCGACGGAAAATGGCGTCACCTATGCCGACGCTGCTGGGGCGGATGATGCCGTCGTCGGCACATCGTCGGTCAAGGTAGATGCCGGAGCTGGTTGATTTGAAAAGTTGATCAAAGGCCAGGTTGGCGTTGGTGAAATTCGTCGCATCTCCGGCGGCGATGGCCGCAATAATAGCAGACCAGCCAGTCTCGAATTGAGAAAAGCCGGGGCTCAGATGCTTGCGGAAGATCTCCTCGCTGCTATCATTCAGAGACCCCGCGTTGACGGGGGAAGATGCCATCGTGCCTCTACGTTATGGGTCGATTGAACCGTACTCTTTGAAGATTGGTGGCGAGTAGGCCACGGCCAAATCATTACCCGATGTGATGGAGCTGCCCATGACAATCTCCCGACCATTGGTGCTCATACTCTGAACCCGAGAGGTCACGCCATTGATGGTCAGTTTGTCACCGACACGAATATTACGCTGATCCAATAAAGTGCTCAACGCCGGGAAGATGATACTGTCCATGACAGCAGCTCCACCCATAGGATCGGTAAGCACCTCGTCGTCGACGAATGTCCCGTAGATACGCTTCAGCACTAAAATACCGGTGCTGGTTGTGCCGCTGATGGAGATAATAGTGCCGACCGCCCCGGAAGTACCTCCGGTAACAACCTGGCCGGCGGTAAAATCGACCGTGCCCCCATTGTAGTTGATATAGCCATTGCTGATGTGAATGGTGGTAGAACCATTAGCCTGGACAGCGAGGCCGGTAGTCATTGCTCCATTGACTACCGCCGCTCCCGGAGTAACAGGGTCGGTGATGGCCTCATTGTCGATAAAGACGCCGGCCACCCCCTTTACCGTCAAGGTGCCGGCCGCGGTACTACCGGTTTTAGCTGTGATTAAGCCCGTTGCCCCGGAAGTGGTTCCGGTAACAACCTGGCCTACGGTGAAGTCGCCGGTTCCGCCATCGAACGTCAATGTACCTGTATAATCGCCAGCCGTTCCATAGGTGGTGCAGATACGACCAAGTTTTCCGCCGGCAGTAACTGCAGCCCCTTTGTATTTTATTTCGTCGCCAGGATTCCAGGTTCCCCAAGTGGGGTCGGTCGCACTATCGGAAGTAGCATGGCGGCAGCCGCCGATCCAGATCATATCCGCTATGGCCTTGCCGGCGGGCACCTTATAAGGCCATTCACTCAATGTAGTCTTATTGACGGCATGGGCGAGGCCGGTCCCATTTCCTTCTGGGTAGGCCGCCAGGGGTCCACTGACACCATACTGAAAAGCCTGGGCGTTGGTAATGCCACTGCCAAAAGAATCAAAGCGATAGTAGGTCCCTAGTCCTACATTTACATCGTCGGGAGCCTGAAAATACATAAACTGTTTGTAGGTGGGGTCGTTCCCTCCTAATTGTATCAGTCCGTCGGATGAGTCCGCCAAATGTGTATGTGCCCAGTGAGCGGTTCCGTCGGTAATATCCGAACTCGTGCCTGTCGGGCCACCGGATGCGGCGGTGATACCGGAGGTAATACAGGTATAAACTCTTGAGGGGGTACCATTAACGCGCTGAATGCCCGCGGGGATAAATACATTTGGTCGCCAGGAATTAGCTCCCCAGCCTTTTACTTTTTGGCCGAAGCCAGTCCCCGCTGAATTAGGGGCTATATGCGTTGCCGCCGATGCGTTGAAGCTCGGAGTCCCAGTGCTGCGGATATCCATGATTGAAAGGCCACCACCGATGAGGGTGTTGCTTCCCAACATAATTGAATGGCCACCACCACTTCCTTCCACGTAGCAGCCAGTGAAGGTGCTGCCGCCTCCGACAGAATCTGAGAAGATGGCCCCTTGGCCGCCGACGGTATAGAATTGAATACCGGTGTAAGTATTGCCGAGGAAGCTTGAGTCGAAGATATTAAAGCCGGGGCCGCTGAACTCCTCATCGCTGGCAGGCCCGCCGTTGCTGCCGATTTGTCCGCAAACCCAGTTTCCTCCGTTAGCATCTGAACCCTGAACATATAGACCATGGCCATCGCAGGTGGAAATATTAACGTTTATCAACTGCCAGCCGTTGGCGTTGGCAAAGGCAGCCGGCACTTCAGAGTCTTGCGCCTGGATTTGAATTCCACAGCCGGATATAGACGACATGGAAACATTTTCTATCGTCACTCCATTGGCCCTGATCTTGATTGCGCAGCCGCCGCCAATATACAGCCAGCGGGCTGTTCCGTCTAATTCATCATCTACAGCCAATGAACTTCCACCATCGGCTACAGCCGCTCCTCCAGAGGAGTCAGTAATCGCCACATTATTTACGAAGGCAATGCCGCCATATGAGGTCAATCTGAGTTGAGTCCCGGTATCGGCGATAATAGTAGCGAATCGGTCGCCGGACTGAGAAAGCACGGCTCCAATAGTAAACGCAACAGTGAGTCCGTCATAGTCGAGAACGTAATCCTCGCCCAAGGACCTGGGGCCGGTGCCACTTGCTGACGATGTCCCGGTCGTGGTACAACGATAGTGTGAGTACTGATTGTTCCCTAGGAGCACGGCCCCTTGTCCTGGGGCAGGGCCAACTTTAATTACATCGTCTTCGGTATAGAGCGTATCTTGTTCCCAGACATCTACTTTATGTGAGGGGTTATAAAAACATAGATTTCTCAGACATCCGCCATCTCCGGCGCCCGAATCCGTGGTGCCCGCCGGTGTGTTGTAACGCTCAAACACGAAGCCACTCACGCCCGGATCGAGTTTGATTCTGCATCCTCCGGAGTAGGCTCCTGGTGGATTGCAACCTATGATGTCTACGTTTTTCTTGATACGCACTAGCGAAGCCAGCCGGTAAGTTCCGGGAGGCACTACGACCGTGCCGGCGCTGCTATCATCTTCCGGACTAAAGGAGGCGATAGCGTCCCGGAAAGCCTGTGACGAGTCCGCCACTCCCGTGGGATCGGCGCCGTAGGTGATAACATTTGCCATTCCCGGGAGGGAATGTTGTCTGCCCATTTTTATCGACATAATGATTCCTTATAGACTGATGATGCCAAATTCTTTCCAGGTACCTGGAGTCCCTGCCGTGACGCAGATCCAGCCGACATTGCCGCCGGCTACTGGCGTTGTTATGTAGGCGATGTCGCCGACATCGGCCGTGCCAGAAGAGGGGATAGCAGCCGAAAGACGGGCAAGTACGCGGGAGCCAATTCTATATTGGCCGGTACTAACTTCTACAGCATGATAGGTGCCAGCCAGGATGGCGCTCCGCAAGTCATCGAGGGCCTGCATAACCAAATTCCACTCGGCGGCGACCAAGGACTTATTGGCGGGACCAACAAGAGCGTGAGCGTCTTCTTTGCCAGTGGGGAGGCCTGTATTGTCGTAAACGAAGTCTGTCATATTAATTTTCCTTTAGTCACTCACTAGTGAGACGGCGATATCTTGCTCGAGATCGAGTATGAGCGGTTTTTCGAAGGGCTGGACACTGATCAAGTCGTTGCCGATGGTAAATGTAGGCTCTAGAACCGTAACCGCTACTACCCCATTGATACTACCGGCTGCTGTTACAAGGTCAGAGATTGCGATGGGCTCACCAACGCCAACTCCGTTTATGACCGAAGCCACTGCGGACCTGACCCTGTTGATGATGTCGACGCTGCTGACGCCTGACTTAAGACGTAGCGACAGTGAGCACGTCACTCTTTTGATGAGTGGCCCTTGGATGTTAACCTGGGCGCCGGCGGCGATGATGCCAGGGTATGCAGCTGGGTCTCCAGGGTCACCGTAGGCGACGCGATTGACTTCTTTGACAAGGCCGGTGCTGAAGCGGTAGCCGTCCACACCCAAGAAAAGGTCTACGGGGAAGTGGAATTTGTCTAGGGGCTGGATGAGAGTACCGGCTACAACCGAAACCTGACGATAGCCCAGGTCAGTTTCGAACTTGACGTCGGCGTAGAGCCCATTGTCTGGATTGGGGCTGATGCTACGAATTTTCTTCACTAAGGTCGTGGCCTCGCTCTCGAAGACTTGAACCAGGGGTGAGCTGGTTCCGAGCGTGACCGGACCCGAAAATGCTGCCGGTACTCTATCGGTGATGACCAGTGTAAAAAGTTTGCGGTTGGTGGGATCAATGGTATCGACAATCCAGGTGCCAATATTGTCGGCTCCAAAGATATCGGTATTGATGATGAGCGAGTCGCCGGGCATGATACTATCGTAGGTGCGGAAAACGAGGTCGGCAGTCTCCGTCTCTTCCAAGGCACTGGCGTTTTCGATCCAGAAGACATGCTGGGTCTCGCTGGCTCTGATGATACGGAAGCGACCCTCGTTACGACTATTGATGGTGCCAGCACTGATAGTTACCCAGTCTCCCTCTTCGACTCCGGTCAGAACAGGGGCTGCGCCTATGCCTTCCCAGACAAAGGCTGTGTAGCGGCCTTGCTTTTCGATCTGCCAGGTAAAGCCATTCACGGCCGCAGCGGCGGCGTTGGCATAGTCCCAGGCGTTAGTGCTGGAGCCGGCATCGACAACGATGACGCCATTGGCGCCGATGCTGAGGATAATGCTGCCGGCGGCAAATACCTGTTTCGGGCTGGTGTTGGTGTTAACGAGATTAACCCACTGGCCACCGCGGAGGCCGATGGCGTCGGATTTTTTAATGGTGGCAAGTCCATACGTAGTAGCCACTGAAGTGGCCGAGCCTACGACCGGCGCCGAGACAGAGTTAGCCTGACCGCCTTGAACACGGACACCACCGACGCTTCCTGGCAAGAGGGTTGCAATCTGGGGCTTGTCTCCAGATTCGGAACGTGCATTCTCAGCGGCCGAGCTGAGTCCACTCACGCCCTGGGTATTGAACCAATCGACGACATTCTTGGTCGTGACAGGGACAAGGCGTACTTCCTCATTGGCCCAGTCAGAGTTGGTCGCCAAGGAGGCGGTAACTGTATCTTTGAAGGTAAGACTATAGTTGTTGGTGACCAAAACTGGTTCAATCTGAGTCCGCACCCAGTTAATACCATCTGTGAGCTGGTAGTATTTGGGAGTGACAGTATCGAATTCGTCGTAGCTGGCCTTGCTGACGATGCCTGTGGTATCTCCAGCTAAGCCTATGGCGACAGCGGTGACGGGACAGGTGCTATCATCGACAGCGGCTAGAGCATTGACAGCCGTGGCAATGGCCGCTGCCGTAGATCCTGCGGTATTGATAGGGAAGAATTGGAGGTAACTGGCCTGGACCAGTGGCAACCATGTCGGGGTTGTACCGGGTGTAATGCCAGTATCAGCTACCGCCTTGAAGTACTGATCGGCAAAGCTGGTGATACGCGAGGTTCTCTCGTAGGCAGCTGTTAGACTCGAGAGTGTGTTGACGTTGACGAGGTCTGAGACGGCCACATTTGAGGGCCCCAGAGAAGCCTCTCCTGCATCGTAGCTGATGGTGCCGATATTGGGCGTAGCGCCTTGAGCAACGGCGGTTGTATCTGTGTAGGTAACAGTCCCGGCGGCCGTGGCGGTTAGGGTTTTTAAACCGGAGGGGAAATTGAGATCAGTCGAAGCTACGAAGAGGATGTTGCCGGTACTAAAGCCGTGGACGCCAGCTCCGGGGGTGGCAATATCTAGTGTCAATGTCGTGACACCATACTGAGAATTGACGGTGGTGGCCGTAGTGGCCGTGACGCTGCCGGTGATGACTTCTCCCGAAGAGAAGATGCCGGTGACGCCGGTAAGAATCAGAGTCCCTGCAGGCCCGACAATGTTTGAACCGGCCCCTACAGTACCAAATGCTCCTGAGGAGAATCCCGTTACGGTCTCGCCTAGTGAGAAGTCGCCGGTGCCACCGGTCTGGCCCGTATAATCGAGCTTGACGATACGCACAGCCGAGGTGATGCTGTAGCCGAGAATATATGTGAGAGTCTGGTTGTTGTTGGGACCAGTAGCTGCCATGAGACCAATGCGGGTGCTGTTGCGGATAGTCTGGCCTGTGCGAGCCGCACCCGAAGGCAGGCTGATGCCGATCTGGGTATAGCCGTCGGTGGTGACGTCGGTATCGACGGCAATGCTGGAATTGGCTGCGTCTGGGTAAGTGTATCGCAGACGCCCTTGGTTGCCTTCTGGTCCAAATCTAATGTACCGGAAGAGCACAGTCTTGGTAGTGTCGCCGGCTTCGTTATGGGTCTTGGTCCTGGCCTTCATCCAGGCTGCAAAATCCAGGAAGTCGTAACTTAGACCAAAGGCCCTGGCAAGGCTCAGGTCGCTATTGTCAGAGTCGGTGAAGAGATTGGTAGTTCCGTAGGTGCTGGTCGTGGCCTTGACCTGGCGCCACATAGGAAGCACACATCTCTGGCTTTGTTCGTCTTCATCTACAAGGGCCGTGAACTCGTCCTCGGGGCCGATCGCATATGGAGCTGCGGCATAAAAACGTTCTGTGGGGAGGAATTCCTGGAGAACAGGGGTACGAAGGGTTAGGGTTGTGCCGTTGATTAGCGACAAGGCGCTGTGAAAATTGGCGTTGGCATAGCGGCTCTTGTTGGAGCCAGTGTCTTCGTCGTTGAGAGGACGTTCGAACACGAGCTGGTGACCGCTGGTAAGGCCCGGATCAGTGGCCGTGCGATCAAAGACGACGGTGCTCGTGACTGTATCTACTTCTCCGAGAATAAACTCCGGAGTCCCGTACTCAAGCTCTTCGGCTTCGGCAACGGCCAAATGGCTGGTCAAGTTGGGAATATAATCGCCAACAGTCATCATCAACTTCTCGGCTTCCGTATTCTGGGCCACGAGAGCTATATCCCCGCCGATGGTAAACGTGTTGGTACGCACCCGTATCTTATTGGTGCGGTAAATTTCCGCCGTAGCTCCTCGCAGGTCCTCATTCAATTCATCAACAAAAGAAGCGGCGGTAAAATCAGCCGCAGCGGCGATACTGACTTTCTGAAGCCGGGCTTCGGTATGTACAAAGACCAAGCCGCCAGTGGTCAAGACGATACTTGTCTGCGTAGTCCACCCAGCCGTGGGTCGCTCAATATCAAAATAGGTGCCCGTCGGATCCACGTAGGCCACTCGCCAGGCCCCTTGGTTGTTGGCAGAGAAGACACTGTCGTAGAAAATGGCCCAGTCTCCGACCACAACGTCTATAAATGGAGTGCCGGAAGAGGCTGTGGTACGAACCCTATCGCCCCAGCTCGCTGCCGGAGTCAGGACATAGTCGTCGATGGTGACGATATTGCCGGCGATAATAGAGGTGGCGACTACTGTCGCCTGACCATCGACTACCCACCATTGATCGGCAGTAGCCGCAAGGGTGGTGGTGGAAACCGTTGCTGATTCTATAAAAGCCCGTGTGGCGGCTGTGCCGGCGCTGAGCGTATCTAGGGTCGCGAGTGCCGTCTCGAGGCGAAATTGACCGGTGTTTCGATCCAGGGTGTAGTCGAGTCCTAGTCCGAGGCTCTCCTCGACTAGGAACATATTATCGGCCACCATAGTACCGCCGGTGATTTCCACGCTGGCGCGAGAATCAGGGCCGAGATTCGAAATCAAGATAATAGACGACCCAGATTTGGTGGCTGTGACGCCTGTGAGTCGGCTATTGAAGACGATCACCCATGAATCTAAGGAGTTGGAGGATGCGAGTGTGGTGTAGCCCGTCTGTTGATCGACAAAGTCTTGGGCGGTAAAACTATAGGTCCTGGATCCAGTTCCGTCTACATCCAAAATAAGGGTGGACGTACTCGTCAGAGACGCAGCCCACAGGCTCTGTGCTAAAGATCCGAGAATAGCCAAGCGGCCATCTTTATTCAGGAGTCGGTCGTTCTTATACAACAACATCGTATCGACACGCCCTGCCGTAAAGCCCAGAGCTGAATTGGCGTCAGTCTCGCCCTCATCTACTTCGACCACTTCCAGGTCTTCCTGGGTATCTTCATCGGCGATGATAGAGAATCGACTGCCGTTGCTGCTGAGACGTGCATCGAAAGGAAGATCATCATCGCCGTTGATACTAGCCACTGCCTCGTAGGCGGTGGCATTGGCTATATTCCGGAACTCCTCTTCCGAGAAAGTATGTTTGTAGGTGATGCCATTGACTTTGACGGCAAGCTTGGAGCCGGAGCTGAGATTGTAGGGCTCTTCGATAGTAGTCTCAACAAAGGCCTTGGCCACTGGGCGCTGATTCACCTCAAAATATCGCTCACCACCGGTGGCGGAGGCTATGATTGACTCTATGGCTACGCCCTGAGTTTTTTCCTCATAGCCGGTGCCATCATCGATATACAAGGTCGTGGGGAAGCCTTGACGGGTGACGATACTGGCACTGAGCACACTCTTATTCTCGTCCAGGGCTACAACTCCGAGGACGCCCGACTCAATAGCCAGCGGTGTTCCCTTGGCTCGACTCTGACGGGCTTTGCGAATACGCTCGCGGTAGCTCCTGTCATCTTCTCCGGCAATGGCATTGGAGAATGGAAGCGGATTTGTGACGGTGGCGCCCGTGAAAGGAGATGAACTGAAGCCGTTGATGCTACCGGCGGGAACATTGCCGTCCAAACCCGGGCGTTGGGCAACAACCTGAACGCCGGTGACACTTACTTCGCCATCTGGAACGGTGCCCGCATATAGGGTCGAGAATTTTACAGCTTCGGACACATTTCCTTGTGTGGTCTGAGTCAGTGTTCCGGCCGGCACCAACCTATTCCCACCCTGGGCGAGGACGATGCTTTCGTTGAGGTTATGGAATTTCTGGGTTTCGCTGCCACCCGTGAGCGTCAGGCTCCAGTAGGTACCGAGATTGGTTTTTGCCGTATAAGCTAGAGGACCTTCGAAATTGAGGGTGCCGCGGCCGATATAGACACTACCGGTGCTGGTAAATGAGGTTGCGTCGGCCACGTAGATGGTACCACTGCCGATGATAGGTGCTGGTTGGCCGACATAGACCTTGGAGCTGATCTTGGCGAAGCTATCATCGCCGATATTGACAAGACCAGAGGCGAAGGTCTCAGTACGTCGGGGCAAATCCTCGTCGGCACCGATGCGGTCTAGGGCATCACCCTCGGCACGATCGAGGGCGATGCTATTCAACATAGTAAAGATATCTTGGCTGGCGCGAAGGTCTGACTGTGCCGTTGCTTCCAGGATGGATAAAATCGGTGACCCAACCCTCATCGAGGGAATGGCGAAACGCGACTGGAAGGCATCAATGAGGTCGGCCAGGATCTGGTTATAAGACCGAGGAGTCGGAACGCTAGGCATTAGTTGTCCCTGAGAGAGAGGCGGGAACGCCGAGCATCGGCATCGGCGTTCCCGATCTGAAGATTACCGCCGGCTTACCTTCTTACCTTAAAAACCATCGGAACTAGCTGGCTATATCCGGCGATACCCAAATTCATGCCGATACTCAGGCCTGGACCATTCTTATTGACGGAAGCGCTGACAATACCCGTAAAAGCAGGGTCTCCGGAGAAAGTAGAGCGTGCTGCTGCCAAGATGTCGGCGGCGCTAATATCGGCGGTGCTGACGCCGGGTTGAACGCCGAACCCATATTCTGGATGTCTCTGTAAAGTGCCCAAGGGAGTGTCTAGCGCCAGGCGTACGACTTGAATGAGGTTAGATAGGCCTACGGCCAGGCGACAGTCGCCGTCTTTGGTGATGGCCAGGTCGCCACTACTCGTCAGCAGCAGGTCGGCGCCGCCTACCTGAAGCAGGGAATCAAATTCGTCTATGCTCGGGTTGGGCCGCGGCTCCAGGTTCTGATCGCGTGGTGGCTGGTCATTGGGTAGATATAGGAGCTGGAGGCTATTGACAGTACCCGGCATAAAGGCGAATATTTCAGCCTGAGCGGAAACAGTGAAGCGCCCCAGGTCTCCGACTCCATCCACAGTTACCAAGTGAATGGCCGGTGACAAGGTTCTGATGGCGGTAATCCTGCGCTTCTCCCGGATTTGGTCATTGCTGCTTATCCACAATGATTGACCCACGACCAAGTTCGTGATGGCAGCTACCTGCACATTGTTTCCCGATCCATTGACCAGCAACGGCCCGGTAAAGCCCTCCTCATCCACCCACGGTGCCCGCAGATTATTGAGCACGGCTATCTCGTGCCAGCGATCGGCGTCACCCAGGTAATGAGCGGCGACCATCTCCAGGGTAGATCCAAAAGGAAAGGGTACAGAAAAGGCGCTTGCCGGTACTTTGAAGGGAATACCCACTACAGACGCCTGACCGGCGATATATTCCATGGCCGTAAGTCGCTGGCGATCATCAGAGGCGGTGCTGGCGGTGATTCTGTTGAACTCCATGATGGTCTGATTAAGTTGAAACAACACCTCCCAATCATCATCGGTGGGGGTACGGGTACTAACCGGTGCTGCCCGCCCATAGGTGCTGGCGAAAATTGTTGATCCGGCGCCGATAAAATCCGCGTAGTCAGCACTTAATTTGATGATGGCGTCGCGACGTTTTTCGAAGTCTAGGCGCGTCAGGGCCTGGACGCGGCGTCTCTCCTCGATAATGCGCCTGGCCACTGCTGGGCGAACATTCAGGGAGCCAATGCTCATACTCGAGAAAAGATCGGGATTCTTATCCGGATCATCAAAGAGTTTATTCGCGGGGTCGGCTTCATTCGCGCCCAAACCTCCGGCTCCACCAAGTGCTTGACGCTGTTGACTCAGGTTTTCTGATCGGAGGGGATCTGCTCCGGTCTCGGCAATACCGCTGATGGTGGAGAGATTACGAAGTTTTAACCGGAGATCGGCGATTTCCGCCCTGACACGCCCACCGTTGCCACGACGCAGAACCTCGACGTCGTTGTTGACGCTGCTCACCTGGACAATGGTGTCTTTCATGTCGCGGATGATATTCACCGGCAGGTCCAAGGCCGTGAGGCCAACGCCCAATATGTCTTTGGCGAATAAACCTATCTCCCGCACCGGCCCGAAGACGACGGCGTCAACATCGGCCCTGAAGCCAGTGAGTACACCCTTGAGTCCCTGCAATGCCCGGCGAGCCGCCTGGACGCGGCCCAGCATGGCCGCGAGGGCGTTGGGGTCACGAACTACCGGTCGGTGCCCATTCGCAGCAGGGCGGCCCTGTTTTGGAACCCAGCGCCTGAAGGCACGGAACTGAATGGTGTAGGTATATTCCAACGGGCTCTGGGCGCTGCGGCTGAGGTCAAAACTCATGGGGGTGACGAGATAGGCTTCGTTATCCTTCCAGATAGCCAACGCCAGCCTGAACTTTTGTCCTGCCTTTGTTTTCTTCAGATTCATGTAGCTCTCCAGATAGGAGCGCAACATCATGAACTGGAAATAACCGGTCGTATGCTTGACGCCACCTTCTGTGGCGATATCTGAGTCGGTGATAAGATTGGGCTTAAATAGAGCCGTTGGACCAGTGGCACTCTGGCGGATCGCGGCCCCAACACGCTGGAAGCCACTGATAGTACCGCCCAAGATGGCACCGCCGAGGCCAAAACTCTTGGCCTGGGTGGCTGTACCTCGGTTGGGAGTCACACCGGTCGTTCCCTGGAGATTGATCAAACGTATGGGGGAGCCATTATGCTCTTCAAGATAGCCGCCGAGAGTGACACTACCGGTTACCGCAAAGGGAGTGCTGATAGTCAGGGCCTGGGGTGGAATCGGCAGTGTAAAGTTTTGACCCGTGTGTTCGATATAATCTTCATCGCCCTGCTCTAGAAGCAAGAGCTGAAAAGGGTAGGACCGATTCCAGTGGGTTTCGTCGACGGTAGCCGTTTGCCAGGCTGGGTCTACGTTGTCGGCGTTATTGAGCGTGGAGCCCTGGCCTGGAGTACCCACTGATAAACCCTTGGTATTATAGCGGCTATTCTCTCGAATCGCGGGACTAGCGACGAGGTCGTTGGGTACGAGAATGCCGGGTACATTAGCCATGGGGATAAGATTGCGTTAGGTTGGATCTTGCTTATCGATGATAAGGCCACCGACAACCGTCAGGTAGCCGTCGCTGAGAGGGCCCTTTAAGACCACGGTCACGGGGGTGACACCAGTGCCAAGACCCGGTTGGTCGATGCCGAGAACCCTGATGAGAGCCGCGAGTACGAGACGAAACGTGTCCTTAGTCACGGTCCTGTCGGCTTCCTTCATCTTCTCCGCATAGAATTTCATCGGATCCAAGAAAGGGGTGGCAGCAGGGGCATCGACGCCGGAGGCAAAGGCTGTCTCCAAGTCGGTGCTGACAGGGTCAAGGACGAGATTCTTCTGATTGGTGGTAAGCGGTAGGCGCGCCATTGGCTACTCGATGAAGGTGAAAGTGAAACCGCCGGAGTGTTTTCTTTTTCCTAACAACACCTTTTTGATATTTGATCTTTGTAGATTTAAGATTCGGGCGGCCTTATTGAGAGTATCGTACCGGACACCATGATTGTCTTTGAACGGTCTTCCTCCTCGCGCTCTAGAGCTTTGAATTCTAATTTCATCAAAGGCAAAGATTTCCTTGGCAATACCAGATCGCAGGGCCTTATATTTATCGGTCCGCTTTCCTTCTGTCATCGCACTGATTTGCTGATTCCAGGCTTGAGGATTCTTATTAATCCAATCAACAGTTTTCTCTGAAGCCTTAGTTCTGTTTTCTTGATTAGCCCACCGCTTCGAAGCTCTTTTGGAGTTTTGGGCCCGGGCATCCGGCATATTTCGTGTTATGCGCATTTTATTAATGGTTTCTTCAGAAAGTTTGCCGTGACTTCCGCCTTCTCGAATATTGTAACCGTTTTTGATACAGTCAAAATAATGAATCCAATAAATTTCTGCCGCATCGAGGTCTGTCTGATTATAAAATTCACCCAAAGCAGAAATAACAAAGGCTTCTGGGCCATATTTTTGAATCGCTCGGCTAAGTTTAACGCAAGGAGAGCTGATCTCTTTATGTCTCGTCCATCTCTGGGAAATAGCTTCCCAGGTCTGGCCAACATATGCCTTACCGGTTACCTTGCAAAAAATATGGTAAATTTTACCGCTAATCATTTTTATTTTTTAGCGACAGGTATGTCACAGTACCGGCTTCAAAGGCAGTTACAGCACCTATAAGGATCCCCACAGCCGAGGCTAGTCCGCCGATAACTGGGCCCATGGCTATAAACGAGACGCTGGCAGTAAGTAGCAACGGCGCACCGATGATGGGGCCGGCGACAGGTACAACATGAGCAGCGGCGGCACCGGCGATACCGGCGCCGGCAGTGGCGTGCAAAGCCGCGAGGGTGGCCAGGAGGGTGGCCATGGTGGTGAGGGCCGTGATCATCGTCGTATGGAGGATGGTTTCTGCTGCCCTATATGTCGTTCCCATCATAAAAGATTGAGTGGCCGCATCGCCTCCTACGAGGGTACCGAGGCTGGTGATTTTCACGTTACCTGTAGAAGAATCGATGATAGTCCCGGCGGGAGCATGCGTCTCCAGGTTGGAGGCCGCGATGACAGTGATTTTTCTCCCCGGATGATCGAATGTCAGCTTCTGGCTGGACCCAGCATCAACAAGCTCTAGGGTTCCGTCTTTCTTGAAGGAAATGGAGGACTCTCCGTTCCCCTGACTTACGCCCGAGGCGAGGGTGCCATCATTCTTAGTCGCGCCCCTGAACATTACCGAGAGTTCACCGTCTTTATTGATGGTTGCTCGGGTGCCATTAAATTCCCACAGTAGGTGGTGGCCTTCATCCTGTTGATCCTTGGTGTTATCAGATTCTGGGTCTCTGATTCCGCTGAGGATATAGGTCCTCGTACTTTCGCCATTGGCGCATAGAAGCAAGACTTTGGCGCCGATTCCGAGGCCAGTATCTTTTGCGTTTTGGCTCGGGTCGGCACGGAGGGTAAACTTGAATTTGTCGCCACCGCTACCGAAGGTATTAGCCAGCAGACAATTTGTGTACAGGGTGGAAACAGCGGGGCCGCCTCCGTCTCGATGTGACACCTCGACAGTGTATTCTACGTAGCTCTTGGTTACCGACTGGTCTGAATCTGGCCAGACTATGGCCTTGACCTCGCCGATTCTCAACGCCGTATTCGTGAAGTTGCCCGTGTCTTCGGCCACGCCCCGTTGGCGAATACCAAGATATGATGGGATTACTGTTCCATCTTCTAGCATCATAGCTAACTCTTATCCACTAGGTTCGAGACTAGATTCTCGTCTGCAAGATTCTGGTCTTTGTGAAGCTTGACGACTATATCGGCGGTGCCCGGAGGCTCCTCACTGAGATTGCCATGGTCTTGTCCGCCGTCCGTAACGGGAGGGTTATAGCTCATCTGGTCCTGGGTCTTGATTCCCGCGTAGATGCTAATATCCTCGTCAACTGCCGGAGGATTGGACCTGACGCCATGACTGAGAGTGAGAGTTGTGGTAAAGCTTTTCTTCCCATCCTGCTGGATGGCGGTAGCGTGTGCCACTGATTCTATATGAAATACTACCCCGTCCCACTCAAGATTGTCGCCGGGACAAATCGGGGCCTGCACTCCGACGATGGTCATAGATCCCGTCAGAGTCAGATGCTGGCCCATGAGTATATCCGCGAGCAAGTCCATCCAGTTCGAAGATTGAGTTGTTTCCGCTCCCTCGTTGTGGATATTGATATCCTCCAGAGCACAAGGAATGGTGGCGCTGTAGTTCCTGAGCCCGGAGCGGGCGATGTCAAGGTCGTCACGAAAAGGCGGGTTGGCCACCAGCTGCGCGGTCTGACTTCGGCTACCCTTGAGAGGAGCCAGGCCCTGGACATTGACGAAATTGAAGCGGAGCGTATCACTGCGGCCAACCTGAACCTGACGAACCAATATCGGATGTATTTTCCATCGGGGTAGGTCCAGGAATTGAGTGATGGGGAATTTGGTATCAAGCAGGTGCGTACTAAAAGGAAGCTGGCGGACGACAAGAGTCGGGACGATATTTCCTTCACCATTGGAGCGAAGGACGGTGAACATCTCATTACAGGCTGGATTCAGGTACTGACTGAGGATAGACCAGACGCTGGAGTTAGTGAATTGTGGTGGATTAGGCAGAAAGCGGCCCATCATTGTCTCCCCAGAATTCGGCCAGAACACTAGGCCCGAGGAGTCTCCACCCAGGAGCGCCAGTTCGTCGTCGCTAAGTGGTTTCTGGTCTCCGTATTGCTGGACACCCATTAGAAGTTCTAGAAGGTCCGAGGCGGCGAGAATCCCCGGCTCTTTGCTGGAGACTGTTTTACCGATGAGAGCCCCGACAGATGTTGGCAAGATATAGGCGTAGGCCCCCTCTAGCCCGGCCGTGGATTTGAGCCTGATATCATCGTTGCCGCGGCCCAGGTTGGTAGACACTCCACGCCCGAGGAGCAATTCCACGAAGAAAGGGATGGCCTTATTAACGTCCACCATCCCCGCAGAGGTTAGGTCATTTAGGTTGGAGCTAATCCTTCCCATATATCTACCAATGGCGTCTATCTTTTCGGCAAGGTGTGGATCATAGAAGAGGGTGGCGTCAAATTCCGAAAACCCTACACCTGAGAGGTTATAGCGCACATGCCTGGTGCCGTTGGCCTCCTGATTTAAGGTTTTTTGTAGACTGTGGACTTTTCCGAAAAACTTCAGGCCGTCCATGAATTTGTTACAGGGCTGACCATCACGAATGCGCGAGATTAAGCTCTTGGATCTTTCTTCGTCGTTTACTATCCAGGCGACAAGATAATCACCGGGGAGAACCTCTGCCAGATAATTGGTTTCGCCCGGTGCCAAGGTCGCACTCATCTGAGTCAAGTGATTACTCTTTGTCGACGATGTTTGGAGCTGGATACAGTCGCTGCTGATGATCAGGGTCTTGCCGCGAGTCTCGACCGTCTCTGAAAAAGTTTTGGAGAAGCTACCTCGCTCCGAACGCCTGTACGTCATCGGGAACTTCAGGCGGATAACGGCCAAGACCCAGTGGGCGTTGACGCTAATCACGTCCGGAGAGGCAATAGTAGACTCACTCTGGCCGCGATTATAATAATCTTGTACCAGGTCGTAGGATCTCATGGATTAGAAACTCTTGCCGCCACCGGGGATGATGTTGCTACCATTAGGGGCGGCTTTGACTGTAGTGCCGCTGACACCAAATTTATTTTCCAGGGCCCAGGTCATCTTGCCAATGGCGGCTATAAATTTATCTGCGGCGGCGTCGAGATTAGTCCCGAAGGCCTCCATTTTCGTAAAATCGCTGGTGCTGCTTTTAATAGCCTTCAAGAAATCGTCGTGTATGCGGAGAAGCTCGGCGTTAATCGTCTTCTCCTTTTCCATCCTGGCTTCTGTGTCAGCCGCCTCGCCGCCAGTTAACTTCTTGCCCACTTTGCCGAGTTTGAGGGCTGTTTTCTCATCGAGGCCGGCTTCAGCCCCGAGCAGGCCGATACCCGCCTCTTCACCTTCGCCTGTAGCCAGACCGAAGGCCACGCCCAAGGATTTAACCGCCTCTTCCTTTTCTTTACCCTTGAGGCCAGAAAGATAACCGGGAAGGTCTTGGCCAGAGGCTTTGTACTTGGCCATGGCTTTGCCCATGGCAGAGTTCTTGTCCATGCCGGGCATGCGTTCTTCTAGAACAGAGGAGATGCTCGCACCCATCTGGGACCTGACATCGCCGCCGCTGATACCCAGCTGCTTCATGGTCTCGGTTGTACCACCGCCGCGGATGGCATCCATCATCTGCCGCGTGTTCATACCGTTGGCGAGATAATCTTGGGTATAGACATCTGCTCCGGGCTTGATTCTCATCGCAGAGGTCAGGTTCCGAGCCTGTTGGTAGGCGTCGAGGCCACCCCCAACAACCTGATTCCCGAGTCCCATACCGGCCTGGAGTTGATTGACTTTGTTGAAGTCTCCGACGCCGCCAGTGAATCCCATACCAGCTTGGGCCGCGCCGAGCATACCCAGTCCCGAGGTAGTACCACGGACATCAAAGCCTTGGCCGATGATAGCCCCGCCGAGTTGAACACCCGCGGCTTGGTCAATGCCACCGCCGAGGGCCCCGAAGGCAAATTGCCGCCCACCCCCTAGTCCGCCAGCACGAGCAGCGGCACCGGCCATTTCGCCGAACCCGCCGAGGCCAGTGGATTGAGCGGCCATAGCGCTGTAGGCCATTTTGTTCGCAAATTGCCGCCCAGCCGATTGTCTCAGCCCGGCATGGGCGCCCGCGTACTCATCTACACTATACGCTTGGGCACCTAATGATGTCTCCAGCTGAGAATAGGCATCTGTCCTATTTCCGAGTTTGTCCTGGACACCGAAGCCGCTAATACCCAACATCCGCTGGGCACCGATGCGGCTACCGCGATTAGCCTGGAATTTATCCATGGCCATATTCTGCATGATATTGGCTTTTTGTTCTGAATCGATTACATCAAAAGCTTTTTTCACACGATCGGTTTCTCGGTTCCCGGTAGTGATAGCGCCAAGGGCTCCACCGCCCGTATCTTCTCCAACAACCCCGGCTTTTCTCAGCATGCCACCAACAAGAGGTACGCTGCCAGCGAACTGTTCAAGACCCCGGCGCCCCTGTTCTAGTCCAGAACCGATGCCCATAGTCTGAGACATCACGTCTTCTTTGGCCATACCGCTTAGGGTCTGCATTGCGTAGCTGGCTTTATAGTCGCCACCGCGCAGGGCCTGCATACGGCCTGTGACTAGATCCGCACGCTTCCCGCTCTCGGTAGCAAATTGGCGTGTTCCGGCCCGGTTCTCATTCAGGCCAAAATTGGCCACGGCCATTATCGCCGCCAGCGAGGAACCGATACCCATGGCCCCGCCACCGCCGCCACCGGGCAAGAAGCTGGGGATCCTGCTCATTATACCGCCTCCACCACCAGCACCGGCGGGAGACTGAGCGGCGGCAATTGATGCCTGCTGGGCCTGGAGCTGGCCCAATTGAGTCGACGCCGCCTGTCGCTGGCCCTCGGTGGTAAGTACATTCCTCCCCACCACGTCCATGGACATCTGCGATCGATTTGGATCCATGCCCTGGCTCATGGCCTTGGCTTTATAACTGGCCAAATCGTCGTATCTCTTCGCCAATTTAGCAAGGTCGGCATCTAGGCTGGAGATGCTCCGCTTCTGTTCGTCAATGCCACGCCTGACGCTGTCGCTCATGATTCGGAGCGAGTCCTTGCTGACATTGGCCATATTGGACATGGCCTTCGATGAATCAATAAAGGCCTGGGCTAATCCTCCGCCTTGAGCCCCTTGCTGTGCCTGAGTTTTGATGGCGGTTGTCGGGCTTTGACCCGTGACAGAACCGCCACCGCCCATGGCTACCCGGCCGCCACCGAGACTTAAGCCCGAGGCCGTGCGCACAAGCGCCTCCATATCCTTATTAATTTCTCTTATGGATGTGCGAAGTTTATTAAGACTCTGCTCATCGACTTTGAAGACGAATTTGATCTGTTTGTCGTCACCGGCCATTACGCCACCCTATGGAGACGACGATAGGTGGTTCTAATCCTATGACAACATGCACAAACCAATTCGCACTTGGCGATTTCCGCCTCTATTCTTTCCCAAGATAAACACTGACCGATCATTGTCGAAATATTTCCGCTCTTGTTACTTCTGATATGATCAAAATCCATAGCAATAGACGGCCACTTAGAGCCACAGTCTGTGCATGGCCCGGCCTTTAAAAGGTCAACTTTCCGATGCCATTCTTGGCGCCGAATTTTCAGGTAATCCCTCGCCCAAAGATTCTTCCAGTTTCTTATCTTATCTTTGTTCCTCAGGTAGTGGATTTTCATTTGGATTCGGATTTTTTCTTTGTTTATTTGATAATGCTCACGACGATAAACAGCTTGACACGATCGACAGTATCCACCCTTGAAAGGAACATGGTCTGAACCACCACATTTTGAGCAACTTTTATCCATGACGATATCCCTAAGATTGCTCCCCCTTAGGAAGCTTGGGAACTTCTATTCCATCCAAACGGTCGACAAGCTCATTGAAGAAATTTGTATCTGAAAAGAACTTAATAGATACATTCTCCGGCATCTTATCCGGAAACTTTGGCATCGAATCCAGACTCGGGTCTGGGCCCACGGGCCTGGTAGGAACCGGCTTCTCCCCGGGTATCTTCAGGTCGTCGATTTTCTTCGGTACCTTGGCAGCTGCCGCCTCTACCTCGGCGAGGAGGGCATCACCTTCTGCCTTTTCCGCATCTTCACGGAACATACGCAGGCGCCGTTCATCTTCGGTCTCCAGGAGTCTGACTCGTTCATCGTCGCGGTCGTGTTCATCCATGTTCTCGTAGCGGGTTTCCCAGAAATCCTGGAGAATCTCAGGGAGGGGGATATTCTTGACCAAATTCAATGGGATATGGTACTCTTTACTATACCAACGGTGTAAGTATCTGACCCGGTACTCGGGAGTGTCCGCCATCACCTCGTGAAAAGCGAGTATCTGGATATCCTCGGCGAGTGACACGAGCAGACCCTATCGGCTGGGATCCATCTTCGCCAATTCGGCCCTGGCCTCATCGGCTTTTTTCTTTATATCAGCCTTCCACTCTTGTTCTGTGGTTTGGATCTTATCATAAACGGCAGCCATAACCTCCTCATCATAAAGCGAAAGTCCATTTTTGCTCTCTTTCCAGAACTCCGGCACAGATAAGGATCGTATTTGGATTTCCGCCAAGAGGAGCGCCTGGGAAACAGCTCTAGGACTGGAGTCTTGGACACGTCCACCAAGAAGGTCGCGCATAATCGCATCCCTCTGGAGCTGTTCGGCCTGACTGAGCACCGGCTTCACCTTAAAAGTGCCCATATACTCCTGGCCGGTGGTGCTGCCAATGACTTTGATATTAAAACTAACGGGTTGTGGATCAATCATATCTAATTCCTTATGTGGGTATGGCGTGGACGGCCACATTGCTGCGGCTACATCTCACGCACAGGCAGAAGATTAGGGGCGACGATCGTGCTTGACATGTAGATCCTGTTCCTGTTACTATAGCTTCTAATTAAAGGAGATGGCAGATGTCCGCACCAGATCGTAGCGACGATAGCGTTCGAAAGGTGTTTGAGGCTATCCAAATAGTTCTGGCCCTGGCCCCGGATTTACGCGTGGGACAAATTATCGACAATGCCGTCTATTATCGCAACACCAAGGGCCATGGGCCAGATACATTCTATATAGAGAACGAAGACTTGGCGACGGCGATCATCGAATTCTCTGCCGACGCCCTGGCTCTGGTGAGGAAATAATGGCACACCTGGTCTATTACGAGAAAGAAGATAGTCGCCATCCGGATATGCTGGCTGCCGGCTGTACCCAAGCCGAAGCGATTGCCGCCATTACCGAGCTTTTCTCAATCCGACAACTGCCTCCCATACCCATCCTTTTTCACCGAGCTAAACCCGGTCGATCCAAGTCCTGGTATCAGCCGCCAGCACCTCTCCACAAAAAGAAAGAGCATATCGGCATCGAAGAGCGCATGCTCAACTGGCTGACGGTGGCCCACGAATTTGCCCACTATGATCATTACCACGATTATGGGCTGAGGAAACGGGCGCATCGGCGAGCCCACGACCGGAAAAACACGGTATTGAGACGATGGACCCCCTATAAGGAACCGGTGCGTGAGCGCTGGCATGGGCCAGAGCATCGGCGTATTACCGACGAAGTCGTGGACCTGATCAAATCCAAGGGCTGGAACCAGCGACAGCCTTCTTGGAAGCCGGATATGAAGGTGGATGTAGGAGAAACTCGTGTCGCCACCATCGAGGCCACGCCCACATTCCAGAGTTGGATGACTAAGAACTGGATTCAATCCAAGACCGAGGAGATTCTTGCCGGCAAAAGCCCGGAGTCACTGACTGCCGAGGAGCGCCGGGCCATCGCCCTTGAGGTGGGAAGACACTTTTTGCAGACTTTGCCCGATTCTCTCCATTGTACCAAATGTAACCTGCATGTACCCAGGGCCAAGGTTGGTATCCGGATCATGATCAAGGACGTCCATGGTTTACCCACGAAAATCCTCAGGCAGAGTTATTGCGCCAACTGTAGAGTTAAGAAAGCCAAGTAAATTAACTACTTGAAAGAAAGTAGATCCGCGCTTGACACCGGGAGACAAAACATGTTATTCTCTTCTGGTCACGGTAGGGAGAATAAATCTCCCACAGTCGACGCAGGAGTCTAAAATGACTAACCTCTATGAAGCATCGCACCAGTGGGCGAATCGGCCGGACGACGAGCGGTTCGAGTCTTTGGAGGCGATGAAACTCTCCTGCCTCAAATATGCTCAGTCGGCTCGCACCGGGACGGCAGCCGTCGCCGACCTCCGAGTCGAGGCCGATAACAATAACCTCCATCTGGTGGGAACCACGGGCCAACACGCGAAACTCACCCACTACAGCTTCGGCCAGCTCAGCCGCTTCGCCGGAGCCCCTGCAGAGTATCTGCGACGACTGCCGACCACCCTCGCGGCCCAGAACATTAACCACGGCCTCAAGAAAGCTGGCGATGGCCACAGCGAAAACAAGCTGAGCCTGCTCTTCCACCAGAATCAGTCGCTGGTCGCCAGGGCCATCACCACCGATAGCTATGATCGTGTCTGGAATTATGAGGTGATTAAGAAGATCCAGGATCGGCTCTCCCCCGCTGGTTGGGTGACCCCTCCCTGCCGTCCGGTTCGCAGCGGCCAGGCTGGAACCCGCAAGGCCGTCGCCGCTGATATCCTCCCGAACCAAGGAGATTTTGGTCTAGCAATCAAGGTCGGCGACGATATCGCCCCCGGTGCCCTCTGCGCCTCTGACCATGACATGTTCGCCTTCCTCTGCTTGATGGGAAGCGATCAGGGGGTATTCGATGGTCAGAAGCTCCTCAACCGCGGTGTGTTCATCCAGAACTCTGAAGTGGGCGATTGCAGCCTCAGGTTCAAATTCTTCACCATGGATCAGGTATGTGGGAATTTGATCGCATGGGGAACCAGCAATGTCACCGAGATCAGCATCCGCCACGTCAAGGGCGAGTCCCAGCGCCGCGGCAAGACCCTCCAGTCGGCGATGAACCGCTGGAGTCTGCTAGTGAATCGCCTTCCTTCTAAGGGCCGGATGGAGGCCGACATCAAGTCGGCTCAGGGTTATGAGCTTGGCACTACCAAGGAGGACGTCCTCGACGCCGTCTTCGGATTCGGGAAGTCGAAGAACCTCGACCGTCTCAACAAGAAGAACCTCGAGGCTGCCTACGATATCGCCGCAGTGACACCACGCTATGGCAACCCCAACACTGTCTGGGCAGTCGTCAATGGGCTCACGGAGCTGAGCCAGAAGACCGGCTACGCCGACGACCGGGTTGAGATGGACCTCCAAGCCGGACGAGTGATGGAAATGGCATTCTAGAATGATAATGACCGGGGGCGCTTGACATGGCCCCCGGTTTATTGTAGTATACACTTCCTTTACAGGAGACTATTCATGAGTGAAGCACAGTCAGAGACGTACGCGACCAAGAAGAAGGAAATTCTACTCAATAACGATCAGGTCTACGATGCTCTACGGAAGATGCAGCCGGACATGGCCGAGCCGAAGGCGACCGTAGAGCAGGTAATTGGCTTCATCACCGGTGGGCGGACCATGTCCGCCGTTGAAGGGAAGCGAGTGAGCCAGCCCGTGTACCGGGCCATGAGCGAAGGCGCTCAGGAGGGGATTCTCGACGACAGCGAGTCCATCACCAATCTAGAGACAGGCAGTCCGAATACCGTCTACAGGCTCTTGCGTGTAAAGAAGCCGGCTCGCGGTAAGGACGCGACCTGGAAGATGCGTGCCCTCCAAGCCGAGGAGGAGATTGCCGAACTGAAGATCCAACTCGAGACGTGCCGTTCCAGCATCGACCGACTTCAGGCACGTCTGGACGATTGAAACCGACGAAAATCCCGGGGACAAAATGAATCCACTTCAGGCAGCACTCAGAAACGGCCGGACCCCAGGAGATTTGAGTGCTGCCCTGAATCTCCAAGTCCGTCAACACCCGGAATTCCCGGGCCTTCATCTCTTCAAATACGATCAGATTGCCAGCCCTATGGGAGATCCCATTTGCCAGGTAGCGAGGGGAATGATTCTCGACGCCGATAACGACTGGGAAGTGGTCAGCTGGCCTTTCAGAAAATTCTGGAATTACGGTGAGCCGCTGGCGGCACCTATCGACTGGGAATCGGCGGTTGTACAGGAGAAGCTTGATGGATCGTTGATGAGCCTCTACCACTATCAAGGGGAGTGGCACGTAGCCAGCTCAGGCACTCCCGATGGCGGCGGTGACGTCAATGGGATGAATATCACCTTCGCGGATTTGTTCTGGAAGGTTTTCGCCGCCCAGGGAATGAGCGTCACCGACCTCGATATCGTCGACGTCGATGAACGCACGGGCTCCTCCAGGGACTGGAGTCGATTCACGTTCATGTTTGAGCTGATGACACCCTACAACCAGATCGTCGTCCGTCATAAGGGTTCCGGCCTGAAGCTCATCGGCTGCCGGGACCGAATCAGGGGCACGGAGGTATCAATCTACGGCCTTCCCTTCTGGTCTAAGGTTAAGGCCTTCCCCTTGGGAAGCATGGACGCCATACAAGAGGTTCTCAAAGATATCGACCCCTTCCAACAAGAGGGTTTCGTCGTCGTCGACAAACACTGGAATCGGATCAAGGTCAAGTCCGAGGACTATGTGCGTTTACATCATCTGCGGGGAAATGGCACTCCCACCCCCAAGAGGGTGTTGCAGACCATACTCTTGGGGGAGACAGAGGAAATCCTCGGCTATTGGCCGGACTGGAGACCTTTGTTTGACAGCGTCGATCAGCGACTGACAGAAATGAAGGAGCGCCTTGAGTCTTGGTACGAAAATGCCCATGAGCGCCCGCACATACTCGAATTGTTTGCTGGAAGGTCTTTGGCTCCAGCAGAAGCCCAGAAAGAATTTGCAGCCGTGGCTTGTAAAAGTCCGTGCCCGTCGATATTGTTCCTGCTTCGGGCGGGCAAAATCAAGTCCATACAAGAGGGGCTCAGGGAGCTTAGTGTCGACAAACTCGCAGATCTTCTCCAGCTACAGGTAATGGAGCCGGCTATATTCATCAGGGAGGAAATCAATGGCGGGTAAAGCGCATTTTGTCGTCCGATGGAATTTTGACCATACCGATCAGGGTACGGTCACCATCGACAGAGACTCGGGTGTATTTTCGGTTAGGCCCTTTCGTCGTCACAGTGCCTATGAATTGCCACTGTCTTTTGTGGCGCAGATAGTCGCCGAACGTTGTGCCAAGGCCGAGGCTCTAGCCAAACGACTGGCGAGGAAGAACAGAAAAAGAGCGAAGAGGCTTGTCTGTCAGTAGGGGACGTGGTATCTTGTCCTGGCGGTAATTCCCTGGAGCATAAGATGGGCCTTCTTCAGAAGAAACCTGTGGTTGCTGACTATAGCTTCCAGCCAGAGATCGAGGGGGAGGTATACGCCCACCTAACCGCCGAACCTAGTGGTGGTGGTGTTGTGTTAGCAGCTACTCCCGGAGCTGGCAAAACGAATATGGCGATCAGAATTGCCGACCGGTGGCTTCGCGAGCACTCTCAGTCCAAGGTGCTGGTGCTAACCCATGGTCAGCGGCTACTTCAGAAGCAGTTCCATGATCGTGTCGTCAAGACGGGCTTCGCCCACACATTCTCTATGCTGACACCTGGAATTGAGGCCGCAGGAGCGGAGCGGCTACATGTCTCACTTCCACACTACTTCCAGGATCGTAGCCAGCGTTCCATTCCCGGTTACGAGCTGATCATCATCGACGAGGCCCACCACTTCTTCACGGCACCAATGGTGGAGAAAATTCTCGACGCCTGTCCTCGGGCGAAGGTGCTGGCACTGACCGGCTCTCCTAGTTGTTTCATCGCCAGTCAGCGCTTCCCGCTGGTGATGCGCTCTGCCGAGGATCTGATCCCGTTCGGGGTTCTCACCGATCCCTATGTGGAGCTGGTTCAAACCAGCCTCAGATTTGGGGATGGCGACTATAACGACGAGGAAGACCTTAAGGAGGGAGTCGAATTCACGGAGTCCGAGACAGCCTCAGCTCTGGGCGATGGCCTCTCAGGACTTTTCTCCGCGGTGGTTAAGCACCTTCGTAGTCCGATGCGGGCACCGCAATTGAAGGCCGGCGTTTTCGGGAAGGCCGCACGTCTCTTCGTCGAGCGTCACCTGGGGAAGACGTTGATCGTCTGCCATACCATCGCCCAAGCCGAGAAAGTCCATACCTATCTAGAGAAGGCCGGATTTGGGGCATTGATATCGACCTCTAAAAATGAGTATTCTGATTCGCCCTCGATCGAAAAATTCAAGGCCGGTCCCGAGACCTTCTTGGTGGTGGTAAACAAAGCCACTCTGGGTTTTGACTACCCAGAATTGATGAATATCGTCGACATCAGCTTCCGCAGCCCGGATAAGATTTTCCAAGCCCTGTGCCGGGTGGTGCGACCCAGCGAGGTAACGCCAGAAGCGAAGAAGCTCTATATCATGGTGACACCCACGAGCCGCGCCGAGTTAACACACCACATCATGTCATTCGTCATGGCTTTGTCGACCTCCAAGGTCTACAAGACCTATGATGGCAATTGGAAGCATATTCCCACCCCCAAGTCGGGTCCTGTCAAGCCCCGACCCCATCGTCCGGTCGGTGACGGCAAAGGCACGAAGTCATTGCCGGCGATTGTCCTCCCTAGATTCTATACCTTCGAGGAGCTGCGTCACATCGACAACGGCGTCTTTCAGCCTTATGCGTGGTCGAACTTCACCGAGACGAGGAAGCAGCTCTCCGCCGAAGTGGCTCGGGTGGCGGAGAATAAGATTAAACTCCTTGCTGCGATCCGCGAATTGAAGTCAGAAGGGAAAACGCTGACAGTGAAGATGGTAAGCGATAGAGCCGGGCTTTTGTGTTCGTGTTGGGGCAGCTACACCAACCCTGGCTCCTATAGCTATAGCCAAGCCTTTTACTATCAAGTCTTGGCTATAGCTTCAGAGCTGAAAAAGGGAACCGTAACCAGGTTTAAGACTCAGTCTGAGGCGGAAACAGCCTTCTCGACTCTGGGATGGAGACTTGAGGGGGCATTCACTAGAGTTGCGGCTCGGGTGCCAGCCACATGCCCCAATGGCCACAGGACAACGACGACATGGGCGACGCTAAAGGGCGGCAGTGGCTGTAATATGTGCATGCCCAACAGAAAGAAAACGCAATCGGAGGCAATCAAGTTATTTGCAAGGAAGGGCGTTACTTTAATAGGTATTTATCAAGGCGCAAGCTCTCCTGTTGTCGTCAAATTCTCGTGCGGGCACCAAGGCAAAACATCATGGACCAAGGTTAGTCAAGGCCGTAGTTGTGGTAGATGTAGCCGTTTTAAAGCGGCTAATACCAAAGCTTTGGCTAAAATCCAGGCTGGCGCCTACGCCGGAGTCGTTTGCGATAAACGTAAACGTAAACGAAGATCCTCAAGGCCATTCAGCTTCAGTTTACAAACTAATGAGCGCAATTATAGGGGGACCTTCCCTACCGCCATCGAAGCGGCCAAGGCCAGGGACAAGATAGCTTTCGCTGCCTATGGCGATAAGCTGGTCCTCAACTTCCCCGAGGACTACGGCCTACCTCCGCATGGGGCGCTATAGTCAGAATATGCCCCATAAGTTGACGCCCGAGGACATGAAGGCATTGGATCGAGAGGCGGCAATCTTATCGCCGATGATCGCCGCGGGTGCCGCCTTTATTGCCTCATTTTTTATCGAGGTGGCCAGCGCCTTGACGATGGGGGTGGTAATCTGGAGCGCCCTCTGGGTCGTCAATTCCATAATCAGCGCCGAACTCAGGAAAGAAAATGACCGACAATGAATTCATCAGAGTCCCTTGCAGCCAATCCGAGCTGGCGCAGCTGAGGATGATGATCAGGGTTCTGCATGCGCAGCGCCTTGTCGAGATAGTCTCTCAGCTGCGTGGCGTGGAGAAAGCCGGGGATTTACTCATCGTCTCGGAAATACTCAAATACGCGGACGTCTACCGAGCCTATGACCATTTGTTGCTAACGGCTATAGAGTGTACCATCACCCTAGAGTCAGAGACGACCGAACTATTAACTACGCCCCAGACGCTAGAGTTCTTCCGGTGCATGCTCGCCAGCACTTTTGATTGTGGGGGTATTAACGCCCCGACGATGACGCAGATTATCGCCAACTGCCAAGAGGCGCAACCGGCCCTGAGACGTAAATTCGATGAGGCCGCCAGCACGTCGGTAGCCGCCACCATGCCCTCTGCACAGGGTAGGAACTAATGGACAGAAGAGAAATCGTAAAGGCCTCCAGGTGGCGATGTCGTCATCGGCCTTGCACAGTTATTGGGTGCTTAAAACCTCGTGCCAGCGCAAGAACTACATGTAAGCTACATCGTCAGCTCGGCATGCACGGTCTTAAATCTGAAGAATACGAACGTCTATTCTCAATTCAATCAAGCCGATGTGCAATATGTCAATCCGAAAAGCCAGGTGGGCGTGGGTGGCAAATTGACCACAGTCATTCGACAGGCGTTGTTCGGGGTATTCTCTGTTTCCGTTGTAATCTAGTACTAGGCATGATCGAAGATTTTCCGCCTACAGCAAGACGCATCGTAGAATATCTGGAGCTTAAAGATGGTTGGATTGGTTGACACACTTATTGATGCTATCAAACAGAAAATTAGTTTAAAGATTTTGTACCAAGGGTATATTCGTGATGTTTCTCCATATTTATTGGCAGAATCCCAAAAAGGATCCTTGGTACTCCATTGCTTCCAATTCGGTGGCGACAGCAGCCAAGGGCCGATCACTGTCGAGACAGGAAGCTGGCGTTTCCTCTATTTGGATAAGCTGGAATTTCTAAGTTCAGCACTAGACCCAAACTGCTGGTATCCGCAGAAACTCGCCAAGGCCGAGGGCGAATATAGACCCCCGCCTTTCATCGCCAGAGTAATCGCCATCCACACCCCCAGAGAGTAACAATGCGTCCTCTATTTTTACGGCTGATTAGTTTCCTCAATGGTATGGACTGTGGCCTGACCCTACTTCTCGTCAGATTGGGCCTTGCCCAGGAGGTGAACCCGCTGATGGCGCCGCTGCTAAAACACCAGCCATTGCTCTTCATCGCCGGCAAGCTCTTGCTCATGGAAGTTGGTCTCTCCTCGCTGTGGAAGAACAGAGACAATAAATCGAGCAGGTACATACTCTGGGGAACACTGAGTATCTACACGGCGGTAGTCGCCTGGTCTCTGTGGCAAATGCGTCACATCCTCTGATGATTGAGTGTTGGTGTGACGGAAGTTCCGACGGTAGATCCGGTGGTGCCACGGGCTGGGGTTACATCATAGTCCAGAACAACCAGGTTCTTTACGCCGACTATGGTGGCGACGAATCGGGGACCAACAACTTGGCCGAACTCGAAGCCGCTATCCAGGGCCTAACAGCCTTGAAGTTGGTTGTTGACAAACACTGGGCCCAGGGCGAGACGATCGTCCTCGTCAGTGACAGCCGTTATACGTTGGGTATGGCCTCAGGACGTTTTACTCCCGTCAAGAACCTGGATAAGATCCAGCAGCTCCAGGATCTCTACAAGGGTCTCTGCACCGACAATCGCTGGGTCAGAGGACATGCGGGGGATATATTTAATGAACTTTGTGATCGGTTGGCTAAAAAAGGAAAGCTGGAGATGATCGAGGCGTTACTATCAAAGGGTGCATACCGACCATGATGAGGCGCTGCAGATCAAGAGGATTAAGGTCCTCGATAAAGAGGCGATGGCCAGTCTCGGCATCGAAGAGAACTTTACCACCAGGGCCATGGTGGAAATACTCCTTGAAGTTTGTGACGCCAATCTCGAGGTCTGGATCAGCGAAGCCGAGCTGAAGACACTGACTGAAATCTACGGCCGTCTCTACTTGGCGGCCCCATTCCCGGGCGTCCACGAGATGGTAGCCGCCGATACAGGCGTGGAGTTATTCTTCGCCGATCTCAGGGAACTGGTACAGATAGAGGATCAGCAACAACGCCTCGAAGCCTGGGTGGAGATATTCAAGGACTTCGGCCGCTACATCAGGGATCAGATCGTAGATCCCACCCCCTGGACCTTGACCCTGAATGAATACGCCCAAGGGTACTTGCTATTCCACTTTCACTACGTTATACTAACCCAGCGTCCAAATTCTGGCAAAAAGTTCTCAAATTAATAAGGAGAATAGGATGAATATTGAATACAAGGTGACGATGTTGAAGCTGGCGAGCACCCACAATGGTCTCGGCGCTGATCTCGTCGAGGGCTTCTGTTGGGGACTGCCAAAACCCGGACGTTCGTTCGTCATGATCGGGAGAGCCCCGGACCAGCACCACAAGCGCATCAGCACATCGCTGGTACTCGCAGCCGAAGACGACCAAATCAGCAAGGTTCGTTTCCAGACGATGAACAGCGAGTATCTACTCGAGTATAAGTGCGACCAATGAGAAGCTTGACGATACTCTGTGATATGGACGGGATCATCGTGGATTTACTCAATCATTGGCTGGACGCCATCGCCCTCGACCATGGCATTCGCGTCCAGCCAGAGGAGATTGTCGAGTGGGATATGGCCAAGTGCGGGCGCCTCCGAGACTTGGGGCCGAAGATCGTCTACGGGTACTTGCAGAAACCTGGGTTCTTCCGTAAAGCACCGGCCCTGCCCGGAGCTGTTGCCGGCTTGAAGGCGCTGCACGACGCTGGCCACAATATCGTCATCCTCAGTAGTCCCAGCGGGCCCATCAGTGCCGGGGAGAAACTCGAGTGGTTGGCCGAGCATCTTCCATTCCTGCCCTCGAAGCAGATAATGCTCGCGAACTTGAAAACGCTGGTGAAAGGGGACGTTCTGATCGACGACCATCCTCAGACCCTCCTCGACTATAGCCAGGCTTGGCCGGAGGCTCTGGCGATCGGCATAAAATACCCATATAACAAGCATCTGCTCGAGGCCAAGCTCGTAACACTCTGCCCCGAATGCAAACGCGAAGACTGCCGTAGCTATCTGCCGCCGCCGGTGCCTCAGATTAGAGGCTATTATACCCACACTCATCAGGCCTGGTTGGAGATCGCCGGGGAAATCACCGCCCTCGCAGAATCCTATCCATGAAAATGCGCGATACCAACTGGACGATGTTGATTATTTTGTTGAGTGTGGTTTTATCGTGTGGTGGCAACTGGAAGCACCGACCAGATCCTAAATTGGCACGAGAGTGTAGGAATGGGCCCGGTTGGCACCGAAGTCCGGATGGTGGTATCGTATGCGAATGAGCACCCACGTATTGATCTGGAGCTTCGCCATCGCCGTGGGCTTGCTCGCGTACTTCGGCCTAAAATCGGGCGGTTACAGAGGCCACTGTTCCTGCGAGATGGTGAAGAATCACGAGTGCGAAAAATCACGATGAGGCTTAAGTCTTTAAAACGCAAGGTCTTGATACTGGCGATCGTCGGCCTAGATTATACGACGCAGGTACTCCTGAGGCTGCTTTGAAGATCTGGGATTCAGCCATCGTAGATTTCCCCCAGCCATGGCTCATGGAGGAGTTAGTCGAAGACCTCCAGGACACAGCCGCGGATTTAGGAGCTTGCTACCAGAAGGACCCCGGAGGAGATCGGCGATCGACTGAGATTGCGGAAGCCAGATTCGAGAAGGTGTCGGCCGCACTAGAGTATGGAATCAACCTCTTCTACGAGGCCGTTGACATCGACTGAGGACTTTGCTATAGTCTCTAGAGGAGAAAGCTATGGACGAAGTGAAAGTAGTGACCCAGTTTGGCACCGGTTTCATCCTGGATTCCGATTTTACCGACTTGCCGACAGTGACGGTCGAACTCGATGGCGGCAATGTCGTGGCGCTGGCTCCGGAAGAAATCTGGGTAGTTCCATGAGACTTCGAAACAAACCCGGAGTTGCCAGAGCCTTCGCGGATATGCTCCACACCGACGCCGGCCAGACCTATGACGGTGCACCCTACGTTCAACACCTGGATGCTGTAGTGCAGGTACTGACTCGCTTCGGCGAAACATCAACGGAATTGCTCGCCGCTGGTTATCTCCATGATATCTGGGAAGACTCTGATGTCGATTTAGATACTCTCGAAGATCTATTTGGGGAAGAGGTTCGGGACTTAGTCTATGCCGTCAGCGATGAACCGGGGGAGACTCGTCAGGCCCGGAAGGCTGCCACCTACCCGAAGATCGCCATGAGCTGTGGCGCCACCAAGCTCAAGCTCGCGGATCGAATCGCCAACGTCGAACACGGCATCCGCACCGGCAACAAGAAAATGCTGGCCATGTACTCGGACGAATATCCGGGCTTCCGTCTGGCCTTAAATCACGGACACAAGGAGGAGGCGGCTATGTGGGATCATCTGGATTACATCAGCGTCGCCTTTGGGCTCTGATGAAACAGACATACCTCAAAGTCGTGGAAGCCTGTCATTATGTTTGCTGCGGCAACGGAGATGCCGGCAATTATCATACCGCCGTGACGCCACCCCGACAACTATCTAGGGCCGCGAAGCGCTTCTGGAAGAAGTGCGACCTAGCCCCTGCAGAGGGGGCTGTGATTGCCACCTGCGACGGCCAGGTCGTGGGGTTTTTTCGGTACTACACTGATTGGCCAGGGGCCAAAACGCTGTTGGCGGCCGGCACCTGGGTAGATCCAGAGCATCGTAGTCGGGGTCTGGCGAAGAGGATGTGGAAGCTGGCGATAACAAATTTTAGACCCAAGGTAATAAACGCCGTTGCCGTCAGCGAAGGCGGGCATTCGCTGGTGTTGGCCGTGAAGAAGCTGTTCCCACGCATCAAAATCGACTTGAACTGACTCCAATGACACCACTAGCCGCTATCCCCTTGACGATTGGCTTCTTGGCCCTGCTTCTATTGGCACGATCATGGTCACTCGACGGCAAACCGAAGCCTCCACCGAAGAAGAAAATGCCGATCGTGGAGAAATTTACTGCCACGCCGATGATCAGCGGTGCCGAAGTGGCTCTGGATATGCTCCGTAAAAAGAAAGGGTCTCTTCCCAAGACGGCCTTGGACGAGGAGCTGGAGCGACGAGGTGCTATACTCAGAGCACGTCAAGATGCTTGGTTCAAAAAGCAGGAGAGTAAGTCATGAAGAAGTCTAAGTCCAGAAAAAAGAAGCCGGTCCTTGTATTTAAGGGTCCACTCGTTTCCGGCTGGGGTTTTGAAGCCGACAGAAATCAGCCGGGAATTTTCTACTATCTAGAAACAGCTCCGGGCGTACGCATTCCCGTCTCCAGAGAAGCATTTGAGGCCGTGGATAAGATCCGGGCCCGAAACGAGAAGGTGCGGCTCGAATTCACTGTCACCGGAGAGAAACGATGACCTTTGATGAAATACTCAATGAGTTGCGTGCCAATGGCCAGGGGCTAGTGGCCGCCGCCCTCGAAAACAGGGTTGCGGAGCAGGCACAGGCCAGCCTCCAGAGGGCGTCACAACTACGTGGTTTTTACGCTGAACTGATCACCGGCATGGCCGGCACTGGCTTCAATCCTAGCCCGATGACGGCCATCCTGAGTCAGGACTTCTACTTTGCTCATGCTGTTGCCGCCAGCTTGGGCGTTACCGTCGATTTGACAGAAGCCGAGGCAACAGCATGAGCTACGTGATTTTGCCGGCTTCCAAGGTAAGGGAGCTGTGCAAGCAGACACTGAGTAATATCGAAGCGTCTCGAGCTAACTCCAGACGAAAATATTTAGACTCTCAGATTGCCCGCTCCAAGAATTCATTCTGGCGGCGTCTGTTTAGGGAACCTATCATTACCGACGAACAAATCATAGTCAGAGATAAAGGTGATACACATAACATTTGGGGAAGTGGATTGTTTTGGGCCAGCTACGGCCATAGTGAGCAGGAACGCCTAGCAGAGAGTTTGCTC